CGCGGAGGCTATGTTGAGTCGTACCAAGTTCCTCCTTCCTGAGGGGGTACCTGAGTACACTGAACACTTCCTCCGCAAGCTGGCCATCCACTCCCTTACCCACGCGATGTTGGACCTGAAAGGCTCCAGTGATGTCCGCATCACCCGTGGCCAGATGATGGGTCATATCCTCTCATTTCCATTGCTCTGTATCATTAACCGTGCAGCAAGCTGCATGGCCATTCCCCGGAGCCGTTTCATGAGGATCAACGGTGATGATGTCATCTTCCCTGCAACCAAGAAGGAATATGCACAGTGGAAGTCTGCTACCAGGGCGGTGGGGTTGGAGTTCTCTCTTGGAAAGAACTACTATTCCTCCACCTTGGCGCTTGTTAACTCTGTGTATTGTACCTTCTCCAAGCAGGAGAGGCGGTGGCGTCAGCTCACTGTGCCCAATGTGGGACTTCTCAATATGCCCATTGACCGGCAGGTAGACATGGGGAATGGGAGACAGATACTTCCTTGGGAACAACTTGCCCAGTTATTTAGGGAGTTCACGGCCTTTGCAGGCCCAGGTGAACACCAGAAATATCTGGACATGTTCCGGAAGTATTATCCCATTCTCCGTGGCTTTCCTGGTCCTTTCTATGGGCCAGTTGAGTATGGTGCACTTGGTGCACCTGTCCCATCACCTAAGCATAAGTTCACATCTAACCAGTTGATGTGGATGAATGCACATCGCCTCGGTCTCTTCGATTACCGTGAGGGAACCCGTAATGATTACAGTAAGATCTGTAGTCGTTACGAGGCCCACATCAGTCTAGAGACCGGGGGGATGTACAGGTGGGGTCCAACCGATATGGGTGGTGCCATTGGCCCCCCTCGACAGTTGTACCTTCTGGGTGCGGAGGGAATGAGGAGAGTTGATCCCTATGCAAGGGATGGGGGCTTGGGTTTTCGAGCAATGGCAATGAGGAGATGGTTCCAGGACCTGTCCTCCAACAAACATGTGAAGATCTTTGGTGCCCGTAGGTGGAACCAATTCAAGCTGAGCCGTGCTCATCTTGGAGGGGTTCCCCCTCTTCCGGCCAACTATCTTCACAAGGTGTTGGAGAATTCGACCTGGAGCCTTCGTCCGGCATGGCACCGATCGAGGGATATGATTGGTGTTCGGTATGAGGATGATGCGTCATTTCTCCATGAGATCTTCCAGGCGCCACAAGAGGAGGCAGAGAAGTAGAGACCACGTGGTGATCCCCCTGCAATGGTCCCCCCCGGGGCATGAAGTATATCTCATGGCAAACAACAAGAAGACAGGTAAGGGAAAGAAGGCTAAGTCTCAGACTATGGTGGCCCGGCCCATTGGTGGTCAGACCAACCCGGCGAATCAGCAATTGATTCGTCGGGCTGGTGCCCCCAAGATCACATATCGTGAGAATGGTGTGATCGTGCAAAACACCGAAAAGTTTCGTGGTGTTGCCTCCGTCGTTGGGGGCTCCACCAAGATCCAGGAGGTGTGGTGCATGAATCCCGCCAGCTTCGATGTGTTTCCTTGGTTGGCGAATCTCACCAGGGGTTACTCACGCTACCGGTTCCGTAAGCTCCATTTGTCTTGGGCCCCACATGTCGGCACCACGGTCAGCGGTGTGGTGGCAGCAGCTTCCGCATATGATGCAGAGGATGCCGTCGCCTACGCCGTCAACTTTGGTGGCGGTGGGACCTCATTGACAAATACATCGTCACAGGCTGAGTTTTGCGAGGGGCCTCCTTATGCAGGAGGCTCCCTAAGCAGTAGTGTATCCAGTGTATCTGGAATCAACCACTTGGGTATCGCCTTTGACACTTCCCGCATGAATGATGCGCAGAAGTGGTTCATTGTTGATCCCGCGTGGGCCCAGATTGTTGGTTCCACTACTGACTATGCTCGCATAAATCAGACTGTGCCGTGTTTCGCTTTGCTGCAGTACCGCAATGGCACTACAGTTGAGTTGGAGCTGGGGTCCTGGTACGTGAGCTACGAGATTGAGTTGGTTCACCCAACCAATCCGGCTATCACTAACTAGCCTTCTTCCCTCCACAAATGAGGCTGAGGAGCTTGAATACCTAGAGGGAAGGTAACGACCCTCGGCCAAGGGCCCAATCCTTGCTATCCATTGCAAGACTCGGACACTGGCAACTGAAGTCCCTTTCCCAGGGCATGTGTACTGATGTGACACGTGTGTTGGGGAGGATAAAGATGGAGTTGCTCGCACATGTGAATGTGTGGAAA